GGCCGCCTGCATTGCCACGATGTCGGACGTGAGGCGCGCAATCCTTGCCGTCTGCACAGCGGCCAGCGCATCGCGCTCAGCATCACCAAAGTCGAGGTCTACCGTGTAGCGACCTTCCGTGCCGCCTGCTGAGATCGTGCCCTTGCCCATCGCTACCGCTCGCCAACGTCCATGTAGGTGTCGATGCCCTGGACGTAGTAGTTGATGTAGGCCACCGTAATCAGCGTGTCCTCGATGTAGGCTCGATTCCCAGGCCGCAGCAGCCAGTCGATTTCGCAGCGCGTGCGCATCAGCCCGCCGGAGACAGAGACGCTTCGCAGGCCGGTGAGCGTGCGGTCATAGACTGCATCGTCGCTGCCGGTCAGCGCGGCGTCGTAGCCGCTGATGGTGGCGGTGTAGCGCTGCGTTCCGCGGTCGTAAGAGACGAGCTCGACCGGAGAGCGGACCATCTCGTACTCTATCGGGTCTCCGTTCGATAGCGTCGAAGTCCGATAGATGACGAACTCCGTAGCCGCGTCGATGTCCGAAGTCCAATCTCCGCAGGACGGGATCACGCACTGTGCGTAGCAGGATGAATCGGTCTGCTGCGTTGCCTGCCAACTGCTGATTGGAACGCGCACATCTCCGCCTGGCGTCACAAGGTCCATGACGTATCTGGTTACGACATCGCCCAAAGCTTCCGTAAAGTCATGCAACCCAAGAAAAAGCTCTGCCCCAAGCGGGCCGGCGTCGCTGACTCTGCATTCAACAAGCGGTCCAAGCCCGAGAACTGTTGGCTGCTGCAGGGGCCCATCGTCCTCCGCGATCTGCCCGGTGGCGTCCCCTGCGTGCTCGAACTCCCCACTCGGAAGCTCAGCGCCTCGCGCGACACCCTTTGTGATCCGTATGTCGTCGATGTGGCCGAGAAATTTCGAGCCGGTCGTCGTGTAGTTCGCGCCTATCGTGACGGGACACGAACTCGCAAAGCTAGTAGCGAACGTGGCCGACCACTGCTCAACTCCGTCGAGATAGGCACGCATTGTCGTGCCGTCGTAATCCCATCGAACATGGCTCCATGCGCCAGTGCTTACAGCGGTCCCTGTGTTGCCGTACACAGTGCCGTGTGTATATGTCAGCTGGCTGGTGGAACTCAGATAGAAAACGCCATGCTGACCAAGCCCTGTCCTGAAGTCAAAGATAGTGGCGTTTGTATTGTCTGTCGGTCGTATCCATGCCTCGACAGTGAATGCCCCGGACCCGAACCCGAAAGCAGCGTCAGTCGCAACGGTCAACGTATCGCCGAGCGTTTCAAGAGAGCCAGACGCGCCGCCCCACTTGCTTTGGGCAGTGTCTATCTGAGCGTCACTGAGGGCAGTGACGGACTTTGGGTTCGGGCTTTCGTCGGTAAAAGTCGTCGAGCCGTCGCTGCCGTTGCAGTGCAGCAGCAGGCTGACGGATGAATAGTACGCATCTGCCACGGCAGATCACCCGATGGTCGCGGTCAGAATCTCCACGGGCGCGCCAGAGACAATGGTCAAGGTATTCAGGACTAGTTTCCCTGAAACAGCACTGCCGCCCTGCTGCGATGGAAGGGACAGTTGCACTGCGCCAGCCACGTCGCAGATTTCACCGTAAGCCGCAGTTCCCGATGCGACCGCAGTCGGCGCTGTGCCAAGTGACAATGTGAGTTGTCCCGTGGTGCCGTTGACAGTGCCGCATGGGTCAAGAAGTGGATGTGTCGCAAGCAACACGTCCGACGCATCCCGAATCTTGATCGATCCGACGCCTGCGCCAGTGTCGATCAGGTCACGAAACGATGTATGCGCGGCGATCTTCGCAGCGGCCGAGTAGGTGGCGACGCTTGGTGCCGGCATGGTGCTCTCCTAGATGACAGACAACCGCTCGATGACCAGCAGCCGCAGGATTGACTCTGTAGTTCCCGGTCTGAACGACTCGACCCCAGCGCGGAAAACCCCGTCGCGTGTGGCGACGTTGATACGGGCATACAGCCGCAGCAGACGCTCCACCGCCTCGTCTGTGGCCTGCGTCGGTGCCCATCGCAGATCAATGGTGAGGTCAGCGTCGGAGTAGCCGCTGTCGTTCGTGACTGCGCCACCGTCGAGCGTGGCGATTCGGTTCATGCGCCGTAAGCGCTCCGGCGATTTCGACTCCGGCAGCAGGTCAACCTCGACATGGCCGAGCGGGTCGAATGTGGTAGTTGTCAGGCTGGCGTGCATGTCAGACCCCCAGCAGCATGGAAAGGCCGTCGTTGTTCACGCGGACCTGGATGGTCTTCAGGATCTCCCACATGAACGCCTCAAGGTGTGGCTGTAGGCCGGCTCCGTCGATCTTGATCATGGCGTCGCCGTTGTTCATGGCTGCAGTCTGGGCTCGAATGTTCTCGATTTGTGCTGTCACCAATTCCTTTTGCAGCTTAAACGAGTCTTCGCGCCACTTGTTCTCTCTATCGATCTGATCCTCGATCTCTGAAAGCGCCTTCCATGACAGGTTGCCTTCTTCCTTGAACAGATCGAATAGGCTCGCCAGCACGTCTCCGGTGGACTCGATGCCGACGTTGATCGACTCGAACGCGGCGACGACTTGCTTGGCCTGCGCCTCGACCTGGGCGACGTTGATGCTGACAACCGCCTCGATGAGCTTGATCCGCTCGTTCGAGGCGATCTTCTCCATCTCCAGCGCGTAGTCGCGCGCGGCCTTCTCTGCTTTTTCAGCGGACTTTGCCGTCTCGTCGATCTTCTTCGTCTGTACTGATGCTGAGTCTGCGACCTTCAGGAACGACGGCGAGGCATCGTCCATGCGCACCTTGATGAGCGCCATCGCCTGCGCGTACTCATCTGCAGACAGCTTGCCGGAATTGAACGCAGCATCGATGTCTGCCGTCAGACCTTCAAGTCCTGCGCCGGCCGGCAGATTCTGCAGCGCGCCGATCAGCCCGACGACGATCTGCTCTCCAGTCGCCGCCGCGTTCTTCGCCAGGCCGGCGAACGCCGCGCCGATGTCTGCAATCGGGTCGTCGAACAGCTTAGGGTCGATGCCAAGAACCTTGAGGTTCTTGTCGACCTCGGCCGCCGCCTTCTCCAGCTCCTTGGCCGAAATCGCGCCCTTGTCGAACCCGTCCGCGATCTGATTGCCGGCGGTGGCGCCGGCGGTGCCGGCGGCGCTGATGTTCTTCTCGACGCCCAGCAGCGCATCGCTGGCGGCCTGCGTCGTCTTTGCGGCCTTGTCGAAAGACTCGTTGATCGCCTCTCCGAGATCGAAGCTCAACGGGTTGGCGATCTTGGCCAGGACAGCGCCGACGATCTCGCCCAGCAGCGTGAAGGACGCGATCGTGCCGACGACGGCAGCCGTTCCGGCTTGCAGTCCCTTGATGAGAACGTCGAACGCACCGGCGTTGCCGACGATCAGATAGGCGTCGTCGATCGAGTTCCGCAGCCGCGCAAAGCTCTGCGCATAGCCATCGAACGTGGCGCCGTCGAGCTTCTGCGCCAGCGTGTCTGCAAAGCGGGCGATCTCGACGGAGCCGATCTTGCCGGCCGAGATCATGTCGAACAGTTCGGCGGTGGTGACGCCTAGCGACTTGGAGAACGCATCGAAGAACCCAGGCACGCGCTCGGCGATGCTCTTGAGGTCTTCCAGCTCGAACCGGCCCTTGCTGATGCCTTGCGCGAGCTGGACGAATGCGCCGCTGATGTCCGCGCTGCTGCTGCCGACGCGCGACATCGTCCCGGCGAACGCCTCGAAGATGTCCCGCGCGCCCTGGCCTTCCAGGCTGGTGCCCTTCACCGACGCAGCGAACTTTGCATAGGCGTCTGCGGTGCTGCGCGTCTCGATGCCGAGACGGTTGGACACCTCGCGCACGAACTCGAACTCGGCGGCGGCCTTCGTTGCGTCGCCGGTGGTCGCCGTCATCGACTGGCTGAACTTCTCGAACGCTAGATTCGCGTCGATGAAGTCCTTGACGATCAGCGAGGCGGCCAGTGCTTTGAGTGCAGCGGAAGCCTTGTCGATAGAAGGCGCTGTGTCGCCTACTTTTGTCAGTTCGTCATCGAGCTGCCCGACTTCTTTCGTGGCATCGCTGGAGCTGTCGCTGACGGCCTTAAATGACTTGGTGATGCCGTCGGTCGTGACGCTTATCTGATCTTCACCTTGGAAGATGATCGATACGGTCTTCGTCAGGTCAGCCACGGCCCTTGCCCTCCGCAGCCTTGCGCTCGTAGTACGCCGACCAGAGCCCGACCTCCTCCTCCGTCAGGAACCCTTGCGGGATGACGTCGGGCCGGTGCTGGTAGAGGAAGCCGCCGCGCTGCTCACAGAGCTGCATGGAGACCCTTAGGCCGTTGTCGGCTGCGAGGCGGCTCGCGGCTCCCCCAGGGCATACCCCTGGCCGGTAAGCTCGCTGATGGTGTTCGTGATGCTCAGGAACTCGATCGGGAAGGCCTCGGCCAACTTGACCGCT